TTAATATTAAAGGCACTTTCCTTGAGTCATTAAGTAGCATTAGCCCTCTAAACTCCATCCTCCTCAAGGAGCTACTTAATTCAGTTTACTGAGGTGATGGGGCAACTGACTCATAGCCCCAACCCGAAAGGGTTAGCTATGGTTTTTTAAATACTGTATATAAAGGAGAAAAGAAATGGCAGTAGTAGAAGGAACTGCGTATTGGGCAAGTATTAAAACACCTAATACCAGATTTGATCCCGTGTTTACAATCAACGTAGCTGTTGATGATGATACGGCAAATGATTTTGCGTCACGAGGACACACTATCAAAGATGTGGAAGGGCAACCTTCCGTTGTTATTAAACGTAAAGTTAATGGACCTAATGGAATGGTTCGTACAGCACCTCGATTGTTAGATGCTGAGAAGAACGAAGTTAACTACTCGGTTGGTAATGGTTCTAAAATAAAAGTGCAGTACAACGAGTATGCAGGAGAGAATAAATATGGTCCTTATGTAGGTCTAGATTTACAAGCTGTCCAAGTACTTGATCTTGTTGAGTATCGCTCAGAAGATGGTGCTGAACTTATGGACGGAGAAGAATTCTAATGACAGAAGAAATGTTAGAAGAATCAAATAAACCTTTCGTAACAATAGATGATGTACAAGTTTACATAGATGACTTACCTGAAGAAGGTAAACAAATCTTTGGAAGACTTCAAAGGCTTAATCAAAAGAAAGCAAACGCTCAACTTGATGTTGAGGAATACCAAGCAGGTATAAATTTCTTTTCTAATAGGCTCATAACATTATATAATGAAGACGAAGAGTTACCTACCGAACCAAGCGAAACTGAATAACAGTTTCATTATATGTCCGAGGGCAAGTCGTAGTGGCTTGCCTTCATTTTATTCTGAGGAGGATACATGGAAAAAAGTAATTGGGATAAACATAATTTACCCTGCCCTAAATGTGGTGGGAGTGACCCAGTATCTACAAACGAGGATGGCTCAGGTCATTGCTTTAGTTGTGGAGAACACTATGGTAACTATCAAGCATCCCTTGATGGTAACATTGTAGAGATGGCTACACATAAAGAACCGAGTACATTTTTAAACTCATACACAGGAGTCTTTGGAGCTTTAACTGATCGTAATATTAGTGAAACTGTTGCAAAGAAATATGGTGTTCGTGTGGTTCATGACCACGAAGGTAAAGTTTCTAAACACATCTACCCTTATTACAATAGTAATGAGATAGTCTCTACTAAAACAAGGACTGTTAGCACGAAAGGGTTTACAGTTAACGGAGGTTACGAAGGCACAGGTTTATTTGGAGAGCAACTCTTCGGAGGTGGTGGTAAGTATCTTACTATAACCGAAGGAGAATGTGATGCAATGGCAGTCTATGAAATCTTTGATAAGAAATGGGCATCCGTTTCTATCAAACGTGGTGCTCAAGGTGCAGTAAGAGATGTTAGAGATAGCATAGAATTTATAGAATCATTTGATAATGTTGTTATCTGTTTTGATAATGACAAGTATGGTAGAGAGGCTGCTCGTAAAGTAGCACGTATTATAAAACCCGGAAAAGCTAAGATAGTTTCTTTGCCTACAGGTTTTAAAGATGCCAATGCATTCCTTGAACAAGGACAGTATGCACAGTTTACTAAAGCATGGTGGGATGCTAAGACATATACACCATCAGGCATCATGGAACTGTCTAGTGCAAAAGACAAATGGTTATTCAGAGAAAAGAAAACAAGTATTGCATATCCTTGGGAAGGTTTGAATAAGAAATTATTCGGAATGAGAAAGGGAGAGCTTGTTACTTTAACAGGTGGTACAGGCTTAGGTAAGTCTAGTATTACACGAGAGCTTTGCCATTACCTTATTAAAAATACACCAGACAATGTAGGTATCATAGCTCTTGAAGAGAATTGGTTAAAGACTGCTGATGGTTTAGTATCTATAGAAGCTAATGATAGATTATACCTTGAAGAAAAACGAGAAAAGTATACAGACGAACAACTCACAGAATTATTTGATAGGGTTATTCAGAAAGATAAAGTGTATATCCATGCTCACTTAGGAGCTACCGATATAGATGAAATCTTTTCTAAGCTAAGGTATATGATTGTCGGTTGCGAATGTGATTGGGTTGTAGTAGACCATTTACATATGTTAGTCAATCAACTTACAGAGATGGACGAACGTAGAGGTATTGATAATCTTATGAATCGTTTACGTAGTCTTGTAGAAGAGACAGGTGTAGGCATGTTTTTAGTATCACACTTAAGAAGAGCAGCAGGAGAGAAAGGACACGAGCAAGGTATCGAAGTATCGTTGTCACACCTTAAAGGTTCACAAGGTATCTCACAATTATCTGATTGTGTAATAGCTCTTGAAAGAAACCAACAAGCAGAAGATTCAGAAGAAGCTAATACAACTAAAATTAGAGTTCTTAAATCTAGGTACACAGGAGACACAGGCTTGGCTTGTAGTTTAAGATATAACCCTGACACAGGTAGGATGTTAGAAGTTTCTGAAGACGAAACTTTAGACGACTGCCCATTCTAGGAGGAAACATGAAAGAAATTGTATTTGATATAGAAGCTAATGGTTTAAAGCCTGATAAGATTTGGTGTATAGTAGCCAAGCCTTTAGGAGAACCAGTAGTTTCATTTGGTCCTGATAAAATTACAGAAGGTGTAGCTTATCTTAAAAGTGCTGACTCATTAATTGGTCACAACATTTTAGGCTATGACATTCCTGTAATAAAAAGATTGTGTGGTGTAGATTTATCTACATGTAATATTAAAGATACCTTAGTCATGTCTCGTTTGTTTAATCCTGTCCGTGAAAATGGACACAGTTTAAAAACGTGGGGATATATAGTTAAGATGCCTAAGGATGAACAGCCTGAAGATTGGGAATCATACTCACCTCAGATGTTAAAGTATTGTCAGAAAGATGTTATCTTAAACGAAAGAGTTTATAATAAATTGCTTGACGAAGGTAAAGACTTTGATGAAGAGTCTATAAAATTAGAACATTCGGTTGCTGTTATTCTTAAAGATCAAGAAGATAATGGCTTTGAGTTTGACCAAGAGTATGCTATGATGTTAGTAGCTCAATTAAAAGAACGTATGTTTCTCGTTGAGAAAGAAGTAAAAGAAGTATTTAAACCTAGACTGGTTGACATCAAAAAAGTCTTTCCAAAATTAAAGAAGGATGGAACTCTATCAAAGTCAGGTCTTACAAAAGAAGAGTACGACTATGTTTTATCTTCTAATTGTACAGAGTACAAACCTTTTATGAGACAGAAACTTCAAGACTTTAATCTTGGATCACGTAAACAAATAGGAGAATACTTAACAGAGTTAGGATGGAAACCAAATCGTTTTACTCCTACAGGTCAGCCTGTTGTAGACGAAGGTTCTTTATCTAAGGTTAAGAAGATACCCGAGGCTAAGTTAATTGCAGAGTTTTTATTATTGCAGAAACGTATAGCTCAAATTGATTCGTGGATATTAGCAGTACAAGAAGACAATAGAGTACATGGTTTTGTTATACCTAACGGAACTATCACAGGTAGAATGTCACATCGTTCACCTAATGTAGCACAAGTACCTAGTATATCTAGTGAGTATGGTACAGAATGTAGGTCATGTTGGATAGTTAAAGATGGTTATAAATTAGTAGGTGTAGATGCTTCAGGCTTAGAGCTTAGGATACTTGCACACTACATGGATGATAAAGGATACACAAATGAAGTTACAGATGGAGACATACACACAGCTAATCAAAAAGCTGCAGGACTTAAATCAAGAGATCAGGCAAAGACTTTCATCTATGCCTTCATATACGGAGCAGGAGATGCAAAAATTGGGAGTGTGGCAGGGGGAGGTAGAAAGCTTGGCAAAGAACTTAAGCAACGCTTCCTCGATAATCAGCCATCACTCAGAACTCTTAGAGATAGAGTACAGAAAGCGTGTAAACGTGGATACCTCAAAGGATTAGATGGTAGAAAAATATATATTCGTAACGAACATGCAGCACTTAATAGTTTATTACAAGGTGGTGGTGCTATAGTTATGAAGAGAGCATTAGTTAAACTTTATAGTTTAATAAAATTAAATTCTTATGATGCTAAGATTGTAGCTAACATACATGACGAGTGGCAGATAGAAGTTAAAGAAGATATTGCAGATGCAGTAGGAGAAGTAGCTGTTAAATGTATAGAAGAAGCAGGTAATTATTATAATATGAGATGCCCTCTTACAGGGGAATATAAAATAGGAGACAACTGGAATGAAACACATTAAACAACTTGTTTTATCTGATGAGTTTGAAATTGAAGAAGATATAAATGAAGATAGTGATGATCTTAATACAAACAGAAAAGGAGACTTTGCAGAATATTACGCAGTAACTTGGTTATGGGATCAAGGGTACGAAGTCTTTCAAAACTCAGGATGTACTGGTCCAATTGATATGATAGCTATGGATAAAGAAGGAAACATTTTACTTATAGATGTTAAAACAATACATCCTAATGCTAATCGTATTGGTAAAAAACCTAACTGTAAAAAAACAAGGACTGACTATCAAGAAAAACTAGGAGTTATTCTTTTAGGATTTAATCCTGAGAATAGAAAATTAAATTTTATAGAGCACAGATAATGAAAAAGAAATTAGAAAATATAGTACCCGATATATACAAAGCCCTTGCTCCTTTAGCTAAAGGAAATGGTTTAGAATTGTCTGACCAAATGGTAGAAGAGTTTGGTGAAGATATGAAAGAAGCTTTGCGAGGTTGGTCAAAGAAACAACCTAAGACTAAAGATGATTTACGTATGTCTAACATAGGTAAGCCTGCTCGTCAGCTATGGTATAACAAATATTCTAAATCAAGTAAAAAAGATTTAGAATCTTCTTTGCTTATTAAGTTTTTGTATGGACATTTACTTGAAGCTCTTGTTGTTTTCTTTGTTAAACTATCAGGTCATGAAATTACTGACCAACAAAAAGAAGTTAATGTTAGTGGGATTAAAGGTCACATGGATTGTAAGATAGATGGAGAGGTAGTAGATATTAAATCTACATCAGGCTTTGCATTTAACAAATTTAGAAATGGTACACTTGCTGAACAAGATAGCTTTGGATATATGGCACAGCTTGCAGGATATGAAGAAGCAGAAGGTACAGATAAAGGTGGCTTCCTAGCAATCAACAAAGAAACAGGAGAGCTATGGATGTTCAGACCTGATGAGTTTGATAAACCTAATATTAAATCTAAAATAAAAAGGTTAAAGGCTAAACTAAAAAAGCCCGAACCTCCTGAGTTGTGTTATCAACCGATAGCAGATGGTGTTCAGGGGAATTATAAACTTCCTAAAGAGTGTGGATGGTGTGAATATAAAATGGAATGCCATTCAGATTCTAACAAAGGAAAAGGACTTCGTGTTTATGACTACGCAAGAGGTCCTTCGTTTTTCACAGAGGTTGTAGTCGAACCAAGAGTAAAGGAGATTACAAATGAATGGAAGAAAAAGTAAATGGATTCGTAAAAGAGCAGAGCAACTTCAAGTAGAATGGATTAATAATTTATTGACAGATGATGCAGATAAAGTTACAATAGAAACATTAGAACAAGCATTGCCTGAGCAAGAATACTTTTATAAAAACGGAAGCGTATGGTTATCTTTTATGAACCATCGTTGGGTAGAAAAA